GAAGAGCTATGGAGAATGTATCCGTTGGCAGTGAAGATTGATGCAAAGGGAATGTGTATTGACCCAAAGTAAAGAAACAACAATATTTGGACCACCAGGTACCGGAAAAACAACCACTTTAATTAACTTAGTTAAAGAAAAGATAAAGGGAGGTATGGATCCAACTAGGATAGCTTTTATGTCGTTTAGTCGTAAGGCAGCAACGGAAGCAAAAGATCGTGCTATCTCTGAACTAAATTTAAATAGCGATCAAATGATTTACTTTAGGACTTTACATTCGTTGGCTTTTACATGGATGGGTCTTACTACAAAGCAAGTTTTTAAAGGATCCGACTATAACGAATTAGGAAGATTAGTTGGACTAGAGTTCAGAAGTAATACAACGATAGGTTTAGAAGATGGGCCGTTGTTTCAAATTGGAGCAGGTGGCGATAAATATATGTCTGTTCTTCAAATGGCTCGTGTTAGAGAAGTAACTTTAGAAAAGCAATTCAATGATACTTGGGATCACACATTACATTGGCAACAGTTGAAAGTGTTAGACAAAGCCTACACGGATTACAAGGAAGCTAAAAACAAATTAGATTTTGTGGATATGATAGAGAAGTTTATTCTTGAGGGAACAAGTCCAAATTTTGATTTATTGATTATTGATGAGGCACAAGACTTAGCACCTCTACAGTGGAGAATGGTAAAGGAAGTTTTGGTACCAAACTCTAAAGAGATATATTATGCAGGAGATGATGATCAAGCTATATATACTTGGATGGGTGTAAAACTAGAAGACTTTTTGAAAGCTTCGGATAATAAAACTATTTTAAATAAATCGTACCGTGTACCGAGTGCCGTGCATGAATTCTCACAGAATTTAATAAAAAAAGTATCTACCAGACAATTAAAAGAATGGCAACCCACTAAAAAAGATGGCACCATTACATGGCATCGAGATATACTTGATGTAGATCTAACTAGTGGCGAATGGTTGATACTTGCGAGAACAAATTACATTACAAATAAAGTATGTACTCGACTTAAAGAAGAAGGCTATCTCTATTGGAGAGAAGGCACCGGTTGGTCTATTTCCCCAAATGTACTTAATGGAATAGAGGTATGGCTTAAACTATGCAAAAACCAAAACTTGTCTATAGCAGAACTGAAGAATTTTGTGAAATTATTGAACCCGGATATTATTACGAAGTCTGGGAGAAAAAAGTTCTCCCACTTAGATCCCGAACAAACTTATTCTCTCGAAGATATTATAGAGAGTTGCAGTTTGAGCGTTACTCACGAGACTCCGTGGCAAAAAGTCTTGAAAGTTTCGGAGCAGGAGACTGCATATATAATGTCTGTGAGGAGGAGGGGAGAGAGGATTCTGACGGGGACTCCGAGGATTCGGATCTCGACAATACACAAAGCAAAAGGTGGCGAGGCGGATAACGTAGCCTTACTACTTGACTCAACCAAGGCTTGCGTAGAAAGCTTAGATCAAGATTCTGAGATAAGAACTTTCTATGTGGGAGCAACTCGTGCTAAACAATCATTACACTTAATAGAATCAACGACTAAGTTTGGATTTAACATATGAAAAAGATATGGTTCTTACAAAAAAATAAAGAAGGTCATGTGTTCTGGGATAGCTATGAACATGATGAATGCACATTATTAGATACAACAACGGAGAATCCTTTTGACAAACAAAGACAGAGAATATTTCTTAAAAGAAGCAGAGAAACTAATTAATGGTCAACGAGCCAAGGAGTATGGACCTGCTAAAAAGAACCATCAACGTATAGCTGACATATGGACTATCTTGCTAGACAAGAAACTTAATGACCGTATTACACCGGAAGAAGTTGTTGCTTGTATGATAGGTGTCAAGGTAGCTAGACTTGCTGAAGACATTTCCAAAGACGATTCATGGACAGACGTTATAGGTTATGCAGCATTAGGTGGAGAAATTATAAATGACAAATCGTGATCAATATCATTTTTTAGATCAAGATATAAAAGATATGTCTTGGGGTAATATAGATTCTGATTGGACTCCTCCTCAAAGTTTACCAGATCTTTCTCAACATGAGACAGTTGCTATTGACTTAGAAACAAAAGATTCGAATCTTCTGACTCTTGGACCTGGGTGGACAAGAAAAGATGGCTATGTAATTGGAGTTGCAGTCGCAGCAGGAGACAGTTCGTGGTATTTTCCTATTGCACATAAGTCTGGGAATATGTCTAAAAATATAGTTTATAAATGGTTACAAAAATTATGTAACGAAGAAAAGATAACTAAAGTATTTCACAATGCTCTTTATGATTTAGGTTGGCTTCGAGCCGAGGGTATAGAAGTTAAAGGCAAGATTGTAGACACAATGATCGCAGCACCTTTATTAGATGAGAATAGGAAATGGTACAATCTTAACTCACTTGCTCGTGACTACTTGGGAGAATTTAAAGATGAAAAATTATTAAAGTCTGCAGCGGAAGAGTTTGGAGTAGATCCTAAGTCTGGTATGTGGCAATTACCACCTAGATATGTGGGTAAGTATGCCGAACAAGATGCATCAATAACTTTAAAGCTTTGGGATAATCTTAGAAAGAAAATAACCCAAGAAGAATGCTCAAGTATTTTTGAATTAGAAACTGATTTACTTCCGGTTTTGTTTGAAATGAAAACTAAAGGTGTTCGTGTAGATGTAGAGAAAGCACATCAAACTAAAAAAGATTTAACTAAGATAGAAAAATCACTTATACAAGAGATAGTCAAGGAAACAAGTGTCACGATTGAACCGTGGGTCGCCACATCTGTAGCAAAGGTCTTTGATGCTGTGGGACTTTCTTATTCTCGCACAGAAAAGTCCGGGTCGCCCATGTTTACAAAACAGTTTCTTGCTAATCAAACTCATCCTATTGCACAGAAAATTATAAAGATTAGAGAAATAAATAAAGCTAATACGACATTTGTTGATACTATTCTTGAGCATTCTCATAATGGTAGAATACATTGTGATTTTCACTCCCTAAGATCTGATGGTGGTGGAACTGTTACTGGACGTTTTAGCTCAAGTAACCCCAATTTGCAACAGATTCCTGCACGAGATCCTGAGATCAAAAAATTAATTCGTGGTTTGTTTATCCCGGAGGAGGGCCACAAATGGGGTTCCTTTGATTATGCATCACAAGAACCAAGATGGTTAGTTCATTATTGTGCCACCTTGACAGGTGTAGATAAACACCCACAGATTGATGACGTTGTTAAAATGTATCACGATGGTAATGCTGATTTCCATCAAATGGTAGCAGATATGGCAAACATTCCTAGAAAACAAGCCAAGACAGTCAATCTTGGTATAATGTATGGAATGGGTAAAGGTAAACTTGCTAATGTCATGGACATAGATGTAGAAGAAGCATCTAAACTTTTAGAAACGTATAATCAAAAAGTTCCTTTTTTAAGATCTTTATCTGACAAAGCCATGGATCGTGCAGCGAATACCGGTGTTATAAGAACATGGTTAGGTCGTAAATGTAGATTTGATATGTACGAGCCGTGTTCATATGGATTTAACAGAGCCTTACCTATGAAAGAAGCTATTAAAGAATATGGCGAGAAAGGCAGAATACGAAGAGCCTACACTTACAAAGCATTGAATAGACTTATCCAGGGTTCTAGTGCTGATCAAACTAAGAAAGCTATGGTAGAGTGTTATAAAGAAGGATTGTGCCCAACTTTAACTGTGCATGACGAATTATGCTTCAACATAGAAAGTCAAGAACAAGCAGACAAGATTGTAGAAATCATGACAACTTGTGTTCCCGACTTAAAGGTACCTTTTGAAGTTGATACTGCACTATGTAATAATTGGGGTGAAGTTGATTAGTAACCAGCTTTTACATATTGATTATGTAATTCTGTCAACGGGTCTTCTTCTGGCTTTTCATTTTTAAAAACTTCGTATGCATGTGATCTAATATTTGATCTATGAATACCTATATCTTTTAATGTCGCATCATCCAAACTGTGTAAAGCTGTAATTGTTCTTCCTATTTTAAATTTGTAAAACCACTTCGATAACATTTCTATTCCTTTTTTTATGTGTTAATGTTTAACTCTGCATTTTATTTATACATTTATTCTAAGCAATAAAAAACAGGACAAAATGAAACATATTGTTGCTGAAAAAGCATGAATTGATTCTATGATATGTATTGTAATTGTATAAAAGAGAAGACTATTCTAGGTAGGAATCATACCAGAGTCTTTTGTTTCAACGATTCTGAGGCATCTGAGAGCCTTATTTTTAACAAAAAAAAGAACTCAGGATAGCTGAGTCCGTTTTTTCCTAGTGCATCTAGTTGCATCCTCTTACAAATGCCATATGGTTATCCCTTTGTAAGAGCATCTTTTTATTTAATAGTAAATAACAATTAAAGTCAACTATTTACTTAACTCTGCATTATTTTTTTTCGTTCTTCATCAGACATTTTAGTCCAATTAGAAATTTGTTCTAAAGTTCTGTGACAACCAATACAAATATTATTTTGTATTTTGCAGACGTTTTGGCACGGGCTTACAATAGGCTGTGATCTTTCTTGTCTTGTCATTGGGGTATGGAATCTCTGGTTGTTCGTTTAATCGTCTAGCAAAATACAGACAATCATTAACATTGGGAAATGTTTGATCCTGGTTAATTATTATCGTGCCTATCATATAGACTAAAGCAAACTCTATCATTCATCTTTGGTTTTCCAAAAGTATTCATCTGTATC